AGTCGTGCCGTCGACCGTAGTAATCTGGTGAAAATGCGCATCTTTCAAACTCATAATTGTATCTCCTTAATTTTCTTTACGCTGTTATTCCCGAACCGCCAAGGCAACGAATGGCGAAACGGTGCTCAAACCGTGCTTCGGGGTTCGGGCCGATGTCCACCACGGCTGACCGTCAAAACGTATCTCGAACCGGAAGGCGGTTTCGTTCTCAAGGAACTTTAGGTGGATGCTCGTCGCCGTCTTCATTTCCTCGCCTGCCTTTGAGATAGTCACGTACTGGCTCAGGTCGCCGAGGATAATGTCGCCGGACGTTCCCAAGGTCTGGCAGTGCGGGCTCCATATAATCGGGGCACCGAATATCCGCTCCGGGATTGCCGTTGTGGCATTGACCACAAAAACAGGCGCGCCGCCGGTGCCTACGTTGACCGCCATAGTTGCAATCTGGTCCATGCAGTCCTGGTTAATCAGCCACACGGCCTTTCCGCGTGACGGGTTGTAAAGCCGCTTCCACATCTTCAAGACATTTTCATAGACGATAGTGGTCCCGGCCTGGCCCGTCTCTTTGGTCACACTGATAAGGCAGGGGCTGTTCATAATACCCAGTGCCTCACCGGCACCGGAGCCATTAACGATGTCCTCGTCTTTGGTTAGCGCAAACTCGGTGCCCGCCATCGTTGTGAGGAACGTCTCTAATGCAACAGGGCTGTCGCTCAAAAGCTCATCAGTCGCGTAAACCACACCTGTCATTTTGTGAAGGTGCAGCTCTGGCTTTGCCAACTGTGGCACGCTGGCCGTCTTGGCTACGCCCTCACCCGGCTTGTAAATCGTCATTCCGCCCGTCCAGCTTGTCGCCTGCGTGGTGATGTTGACGATAGGCAGCGTGAGGTTGTTGTTGACGGCAAAGTTCATGCACCGCGGCGCAAGCGATCCCGATTCCGACATGGCAGTAAGAAGTGCCGTTGAAAACTCTTGCGGAATAAGAAAACCACCATCGGCATTGATGGCGATATTCATTCCGGTCGATTTGCAATAGCTCCATAGCTTCTGGTCGGCCTTGCCAACCATAACCGACTTTGCAAAATCGCCTAATCCGCCCCAAGGTAACTTGTTACCTTTCGGCTCTGCCGCTATGGGCGGGTCCGGCCTGTTGGCCGCAAGCTGCTCCTTTACCTGGGCAACGACCTCATCTTTCAGGCGTTGCTCTATCTCGGCAGCCAGAACCTCAGGGTCCTCGGTGGAAACATACTTCTCGGCAATACCGCCGTCTATCAGTGTTTTCGCGTCCTCATCCGTGCGCGTACTCCGAATAGTATCGGCCTTGACATCGCCGTAATCCTTCAAAAATCTGATTATCATAGTGAGTCTCCTACGTTAGTGTAATGCGTGTCATGTACCTACAATCCCCACTGCAGCAAGCCTAACAACCCCGCTTTCGCTGTTGTCCCCAGCCCGCGTGCAAGCTAATTGCCCCGGCGCATAAAAAAACCGCCACACGGCGGTCTTGTACTTTCAGTTGTTTTATGTTTAATACATTCGGCCCAACATCCGGGCCGCTATCTCCCTGCCGACCTCGCGCGTATCGACATAATTATCGGTGCGTATAATGGCATCGGTTGTAATATAGTTGTCCGTTCTGACCGGCTCTACAATAACGCCGGACTCGTCGGGTTCTTTGGTCTTCACATAGGCGCCAGTCGCAACATAAACCGTTTCCTCAATATCGAGGCCAAGTTCGTCGGCCACTTCCTGCGATAGCGCAACCTCTTTGCTCTTTATAGCGACGGCAAGTGCTTCCGGGTTGGCGGGAACCGGCACGGCGGAGAACTCCCACAAAGACCACTTATCGTATATTCTGTTGGCGTTTGCCCATTCGGGCTTTTTCTTAATCTCATCAGGTGTCGGCTGGTGATGGTCTATCGGCTGGAAGCCTACCGAGAATGCGTTCAAATACCCGCCCTTGAAAAGCTGATAGACCTCCTCAGCCTTCTCTGTGGGGGCAAACTGCATTTTTGCCTCTATCTTGTGAAGGCTCTTTTGTACCCATAGCGCCCGGCCGATGGGCGGCTGTTGATAATTGTGCGCCCATAGAACGACGGGATTTTTCAGGTAATGCTCGAACTCGGCGCCTCGGGGTATCAGTACCTCATGCTCGCGGTCAACCGTGTCCGTACTTATTACCACCTTTGCAGTCCGCTCGTCCTCGTCAATATCTATCGTCTTGGCGATGTACTGCTTACGGGTAAGGTCCTGTGGGGTTTCTAAATCTGGCATTTGACTTAACTCCTTCGCACCTGATTATGGCATCGCGGGCAGGCAACTACTGTGGGGCCGAATGCGCACTGGCTGCACCCGTACGTGCCGCAGACACGACATTTGTATATCTCATTGCGTTCGATAGTTGCGTGACAGGCGGCGCAGCTCACAAGCTGCACGGTTTTTTTTGCAGGCGCCTCCATCGGCTTAATCACCGGGGCAATGATTGTTTTTTCTGTCTTTTTCTTAGCCATTTATAAGTCCTTTACAATTACTTCGCTGTCATGGTAATCGGCTTTCCGTACCATCAGGGTCGTATCCGCACCAACGCTTATTTCAACCTCGTCGGGGGCAAACTCCAACCGTACTACCGGCAGGCTGTTCTTATCCCAGCGCAGATTGAATAATCTCACATCGTCAATCTCCTTGTCGTCAATCTTCAACTGCGTAGTTGCCTTCACCGTTCCCGGCGTAGTCGCGTCCGTGCATATAAGGCTAATCTTGTGCATTTATGGTTCTCCTATCACCGGAACTATTGCGCACCGGCAGTTTGAATGTAACGGCGGGTGGCCTACGTCCTCATAATCAAGCGTCATTACTTTATTTGGGTCATCCGGCAGAGGGAAGTGACCGCCTTTTTCAAACCAATTTACGTCAACACCGATAACCACGCCGTCCAACGCTTCGCACCATGCGCACGACCGCTCATCAATAGCAGAGTCCCATTGCTTGTACTCCACGCCGGACTGCTGGTAGCCTTCAAGCGCGCCGCGGTTCCAAGCCCACGTCGATTCTGTCCGGGCTATTCGCTCGGCGGAGTACTTCTCGAACTGCTCAAACTGCTCCAGTAGTCGCTTTTGTAACTGTTTCCACCCCTCATTTTCCGCCAGTCCTTCGCCCAACACCCCCCGCAGAGTTTTGAGTGCTGTTTCGTTCACTGATTGAATTGCCCCGTGCCGGTGGACCCGCATAGCACTTAGTAATCTCTGGTGGTAAGGGTTGAATGCCCCGTCACCGCCGACGGCCCTCATCGCCTCGCGCCCGGCACTATTTAGCGCCGTCTCCATTGCGGGGGTTATCTGTTGGGTTAGTAACTCGCTCCATGTCCGAGTTTCAAACCATGCGCTTGCAAAATCGTCCGTTCGCTCTTTGACCGCCTTGCCCATGTCCTCAACAGGCTTGTCGGCCTCCACCCTCGCCAAAGTCATTTTCGCTATCTCTGCGAAGTACGCCCGAAGGACGGTCAAAAACAGATTGTAAATATCGTCCGGCGCCTGCCCGATACCCCGTTTCGCCGACTTGCTCTTACTTGGTGTTGGTTCTTCAGGTGCTTGAACGGTTGTTGAGCCTAACGGCGCCGTCGTAGTCGATACCACCGGGATAGCGCCCCACGGCACCTCTTCCCAGCCGTCCACGGCCCTTTCCTCGTTCGGGCTGCTGTATGCCGTTCTCAGGTGGGACTCGGTTTCTTTAAGCCTGAATTCCTTATCTTCGGGCACGGGGTTATCGAATGCGAAAAACAGCCTTGTGTCAAACTCAGGGACAAGCTGCTCGTTAATTTTCTGCTCCGCCTTGCGCAGCCGGGGCAACTGGGTATCTTTAGCGTATGTGTAGTCCCCGGCCTCGGCGTTGGCCCTGTTCACATCGTCCGTAGTGAGTTTCGATAGAGGCACTCCGAATATCGCGGCAATCTCAGCAAGCGTCGCCTTTCTGCCAGCAAGGAAGTTGATGTCTTTAGGTGAAAGCGATACCTGTTGGATTTTGGCACCGCCCCATAGCCAAGCCATCTTTCCGGCCTTCTTGATTCCGCCATAATTCTTGTACCACGCCTTTTCTACCGCCTTCTTTTCGTCCGAGCCAGGCTCACCCGATTCCTCCGGCTTGATTATCACGTAGTCCGGCACCGCACGATTTTGCATCAAGTACGCTTCGTACTCGTCCATGTTCCAGCTAAGGTCGGCGGCGACAACGGCTGCCTCCAACGGCCCCATGCCCCAGTATGGGTCGGTCAGTGATACGTATTTGAAGTGGACCATATCGCGCGGGTCAATTATCTGCTTTTCTGTCGCGCTTATTTTGAACTCATAGTGGTCGATTACCTTTGTCTTTGAGGGTATTATGTCAGTTCTATGGACCATTAAGGGCCATATCTGGTCGGGCAGGCCGAGCGTGCTTCTGTACTTTACCCAAAAGGCGTTGCCGGTTATCTCCTGCGAGAGAAACATATACTCCAGCAGGTCGAACCGATTCATAAAGTCGTTGGCCCTGTCCAACAACTCGATTATAGGGTGTTCCGTAACCTCCTCAATATCGTCGGCGCCGGTAACGTACTTGGCGGTCGTTGCGCAGCCTGCCAGGTACTTTTTCACAACGGGTTTTACGGCCCGTGTCGGGAATAATGCTTTTGTCTTGCCCGCCGGCTTCGCAACATATAACCTCAAGGGCACCTGTGCACAGCTTACCGCGTTCCTATGCGCGCACGCATAAACCCAGCCGCGATACTTCTTAACGAGTTCACCGTGGCTCACGTCCGGGTAGTACGGCTTGTTAGCCTGCCACTTATCAATGAACCACGTGCCGGGTACGGCCTTGCGGAAGTAATCCCTCAACGCTGTGAATACGCTCACGTTTTTTCCTTATCGTTTTTTGCTATCTGGTCCAGCAGGAAGGCGGCTACGGTCAGGCGGGTTTCTTTAATCATTCGGTGTAGAAATTTGGTTTTTTCGCTTAGGCGCTTGCACTCGGCCTCTATATGCAATAATCGCCGATCCAACTCTTTGTCCATTGTACCCCCCGCGCATTATCAAAAGGCAAACCCACAATTATTACAGAGGCACCGGGCGCCAAATACATCCCCCCTGTCAAACACAAGGTCCAGCCCGCCCGGCACGACCGTACCAGACTTCGTAACATATCCTTCCCCCCGCACGGCGCCGCACCGCCCGCACCGCCTATCCGCTTTCGTCTGCGTTACCTCTGCCGGTTCACCCCAGCTAATCGACTGACTCCAATTCAGGCTTGCTGTCGGAACATTGCGAAATACCCGATGTTCGGGGTCATCGACATTGACGCCCCTATGGTAAGCCGATCCATTATTATGTAGGTCTATAATCACTGTCCGTCCGTCCTTATGGTGTTTCGTCCCCTGTTTGTCCCCCAATTAGCAGGATTTTTTTTGCTTTTTTCTTGCCCGCGGCCAAAGATTTTATGATTCGAGGGTGGCCGACGCCCTCTATCCGGGCAATTTGCCTTATACTGAAGCCCTTCAAACACAGCCGCCACCGTCGGCGCTGCGTCTTAGTCATAACCGCCAGAAGTAGGTCAATACGGGTCATTATTCCACGCTTCGCTTAATCAGTTCGCGTCGGTTCATTCTTCTGTCCTTTCAAACAACTGCTCAAAACTCTGCCAGCGGCCCTCTCGCTTTTGTCTTCGGACTACCGGCGTTATAATCGCTTTGTGGAACATATTGCTCACCTTGGCAGCGGCCATGCTTAAAAATCGCCACGGGCCAGCCACGCCGCCAGTTACCCCGTTAAAGCCCCGCCTAAAACAATAGGCAGACAGTACCCCAAAACGGCCCATCAGCCACAAACCTATCCACAGGCGAGCATTCTCGCGTCTGTTCATGTCTCGTTCTCCTTTCGCTCATGCGGCAACCGTGTGTCAATTATAATTTTCAGCCCCGCCACGCTAACTGCGTTGTGTTCTGACCATTTACGCAGCGCATACGCTTCAATTTCAGTTTCTGCATACAAAAACAAATATCCATTACGCTTAATCTCGCAGTTCATTTCTTGCCCCCTTTCTTCGTCTTCTTCACAAGCACGCCCAGGTACTCAAGCTCTCGCCGCTGGTCAGGGGATAATGCAGCCTCGGCGAA